TACAAACCCAATTCCTTATCCCATACAGCATAATGTTTCAAAAAAGAAGCATCGCGCAAATGGATAAAAGGAACAGACTCAGCCTCCTTATCAGCCATAGTGTACTTAATATCCACGTCAGCAAGCTCTTGAGCAATAGCAGTGTGATTGAAATCATCATAACCTTTCTTAACAGTCATAATGTTATCATCACCATATGTCATCGCAGAGCAAACTTCACGGAAAGGTGGAGTACGCCACCATCCCTTCTTCTGCGCAATCGAATAGTACGTGTAGCGCAAATAAAGGGAATTAACGAAACTGTTGATAATAACGGTCAAAGGGTGACCAGAAGGATTCGATCCAAAAAATTGAACCAATGTTCCAAAATAATCATAAGTGGGGTACGAAATCTCTGCCGCAATCCCACGCATGATAATCAAGTCATCCTCATCATAGTTCCCACTTCTCTCAGCAAAACTGATAAGAAGTTTGAAAGCTCCTAGCATAAATTGAGGACTCATACGTCCATCAAACTTTGCATAATCACCAGCAATAGCACGATCCCAACCATACTTTCCAATATGGTTGTAGAGTTCAGTCCATTCGGGGGACTGTACAACAGTACCAACAGCACACTCAGTCACAATTTTGTTGCGCTGGACTAATGCTGCAAGCGAGAGAAAATACTCTCGTACCAACATCACAAAGGGCATATTCGCAGCCGCAAAGACACGAACTTTGTCCTTAGTAAGTTTGGTAGGTTCATCTTTTAATGAACCCTTGAAAACTGTGTTAATGCTCTCACCTCGCAAAAGTTTCTCCTTCATCATCTTGATTTCTTCAAGAATCATAGGATCAACATCACGAGGACATGAGATACCATCAACAACTCTGTCGGATTTTTCTACTACATTGGTCTTAGGTCCCTTTCCGGGAAAACCAACAGCGGTACGGAAATTCATAGCATTAATGCCAAGGACTCCGTCCAGTCCAGCCAAATTCACATCCAATGAAATCTTGCCAACTTTAGCAAGTTCAGAGGATGGAATATCTGCCAACTGCAAAGCATAATCAGTATATGCCTTTTGCAAAATAGCAGAATCAAACTTAGTGGCAGTATCAACCTTCCCAGCGATATCAACTTCGCGATGAACACGGCTCCCCATTGCTGGGGGTGGACCGTGCATCTTGGGAATCTTCATGATGCTCTCCACTTTGTCTGAAATAACCGAAGTTACCACAGCACTCTTCCTGTTGAAACTAGGCTCAAACTTATGAGCCCCATGAACACGAATCTTGGAATCCAAAGGTAAATCATTAACAACACACTTCTCGTGTGGTGCTTTCAATGGTCCAAAATCAATGCCCATGGAAACAGTTTCCATAGGTGTGGATGAATGAGAA